CCCGAAATATTTATATACTGAGGAGGAAACTATGAAGGTCAAAAAAAGAGATGGTCGTATAGTGGAATTCGACCCAAGTAAAATCCACAATGCAATACTCGCTGCTTTTAAAGAAGTTGATGGAGAAATTAGTGAATATGCAAAAAATAAAGCTGAGTCAATAGCATCTTATATTGAAGGATATTATTTAGATGTGAATGAAACTCCTGGAATAGAAGAAATTCAAGACTTGGTTGAAAAAGGATTGATGGCAACTAAAAGAAAAGATGTTGCTAAAAGATATATCCTTTATAGAGAAGAAAGAACAAAAGTAAGAAATTCTAATTCTCAATTAATGAAAAATATCAAAGAAAAAATTGAAGCTTCTGATGTACAAAATCAAAATGCTAATGTTGATGAATATTCATTCGGTGGCCGCATGGGTGAAGCTAGAAGTGAAGTAATGAAAGACTATGCTTTAAATTATATTGTATCACCTATGGCAAGAGAAAATCATTTAAATAATGAAATTTACATTCATGATTTAGATTCATATGCAGTAGGAATGCATAACTGTTTAACTATTCCTTTTGATAAATTATTAGCAGAAGGATTTAATACTAGACAGACTGATGTTAGACCTGCTCGTTCAATTAATACAGCATTTCAATTAGTTGCAGTTATATTTCAATTACAATCATTACAACAATTTGGCGGAGTTAGCGCGAGTCATTTAGACTGGACTATGGTACCATATGTAAGAATGAGTTTTTATAAACACTTACAAAATAGTTTAGATTTACAAGTTGCTTATGTTTATGGTAGCCAATTAGAAGCAAAAGAATATAAAGATTTAACTAATGAAAATCAAGAGAAAATTGACAGAATTAATGATTTAAGAGCCAAAATAGGAGAAGCTTTATATAAAAATACTATTAAAGACATTTCTATTTTAGATGAAGATTTCACTCAAAAAGAAATATATGATATGGCTTTTGAAGATGCTTATCAAAAAACTGAAAAAGAATTAAGTCAAGCAGTTCAAGGAATGTATCATAATTTAAACACTTTACAATCTAGAAGCGGAAATCAATTACCATTTACTTCAATCAACTATGGAACTTGTACTTTAATTGAAGGCAGAATGGTTACAAAAGCATTATTAGAAGGTTCTATTGAAGGTGTTGGTAAAGTTAGAAAAACTCCTATATTCCCATGCGGTATCTTTCAATGTATGAAAGGAGTTAACCGCAAACCAGGAGATCCTAACTATGATTTATTCAAATTAGCACTTAAATCAACAGCTCAAAGATTATATCCTAATTATGTTAATGTAGATTGGTCAGTAAATACTGGATATGATAGAAATGACCCTAAAACTTATGTATCTACGATGGGTAAGTGTAAACTACAGCTCATCTAAAACCTTTTGAACCATGCTTAATGGGTGTGGCGGAAACGTTGCTAACGGTTAGGTCCTAGAAATAGGATGAGACCGTGGGAAGCTTAATCTTTATCATCTTAAAGGGGATGATAAAATGTATAGTTTATATAAAATAACAAACCTATTAAATAATAAAAATTATATTGGTATTACTAATAGAAAACCTGAAGAAAGATTTGCAGAACATAAAAGATCAAGTTCAAAATCTTTTATTGGAAGGGCAATTCAAGCAGATGGAGTTGAAAATTTCTCTTTTGAAGTTTTATTAACTAAAATTGAAGATAAAGATATTAGTAATTTAGAATGTAAATATATAAAAAAATATAACTCTCTTTTACCTAATGGTTACAATGCTGATTTAGGAGGCGTTGAATATCATAAACATTCTGATTATATAAAAAAGATTATTTCAGGAAAAGGTAAAGGTAATAAAAATTCTAAATATGTTGCAGATGTTTTAATGTATGATAAACAAGGGAACTTATTAAATAGATTTCAAACAGCAAGAGAAGCTGCAAGGTATTTAGGAAATGAATCAAAAAACGCAGGAATAAATTATTGTTTAAATGGCAAACAAAAAACTGCTTACGGTTATATTTGGAAATATGATAAAGATTAAGAACCTGTATCGACTATCCCTGATGAATGTAAGGGAGTAGGGCTGGAGATAAGCACCAGCTCGAAGCGGAAGGCTGCCGCAAGGCAGAAGATATAGTCAGTGCGTATGGTAACATACGATAAAATGTGTAGAACTTATAACGGGGCTGATATTAACGCAGACCCTGGAGTAAATCCTCAAACAAAGGATGGCCGCGGAAATATTTGTCCAGTTACTATTGTAATGCCTACTCTAGCTATGAAAGCTCTTGAAGAATTTAGACATAATGATATGCCAAAAACATCTAATGAAGAAGTTTATAATGGTGTTATTGAAACTTTTATGAATATTTTAGATACTAAAATTCATGAAGCAAAAGATATGTTAATTGAAAGATATAATTATATTATTAGTCAAAATCCTAATAGTGCTAAATTTATGTATGAGAATGGCTTAATGTTAGGCTATGACGGAAAGACAATAGAAAGCGCTATGAAACATGGAACACTTGCTCTTGGTCAAATCGGTTTAGCTGAAACATTACAAATTTTAATTGGTAAAGACCATACAACAGAAGAAGGTATGGAATTAGCTAAAAAAATTGAACAATTATTTAAAGATAGATGTGCAGAATTTAAAAAACAATATAAATTAAATATAGGTGTATATTATACTCCAGCCGAAAATATGTGTTATACAGCTATGAAAAAATTTAAAAAAGCATATGGAGTTATTCCTAATATAAGTGAAAATGATTACTTCACTAATAGTATTCATGTTCCTGTATGGAAAGAAATGAGTCCATTTGATAAAATTGATATTGAAAGTCAATTAACTGGATACAGTAATGCTGGATGTATTACATATGTAGAATTAGAGGGCGGAGTTAAACATAATTTAAAAGCTCTTGAAGAAATAGTTAATTATGCTATGGATAAAGATATTCCTTACTTTGCTATTAATGTTCCAAATGATACTTGTTTAGATTGCGGATATACTGATGAATTTAATGACAAATGTCCTATGTGTGGAAGCAAACATATACAACAATTACGTAGAGTTACAGGATATTTAACAGGAGATTATAAAACGGCATTTAATAAAGGAAAACAACAAGAAACTGAAATGAGATATAAACATTCTAAATTATTAGAGGGTTGGAATGATTAGAATTGCAGGAATCGTCGGAGATGATGTCGTAAATGGTGAAGGAGTAAGCGTAAGTCTATTTCTTCAAGGGTGCCCATTCCACTGCAAGGGATGTCATAATCCTGAAACATGGGATCCTAAAGGCGGCATCCCGCGCGATTATAATGACTTAATAAATGAAATATTAGAAAAATTATCTAAAAATGGAATTAATAGAAACTTGAATATATTAGGTGGAGAAACTTTAGATAGCTATGAAAAAATAGAATTTCTTAATTTATTATTACCTATTGTAAGGAAACAAAATCCTGATATAAAAATATTATTATGGTCAGGTTATACTTTAGATAAAATATTAGAAATGAGATTAGGAAATATATTGAATAATATAGATTACTTAATAGACGGCCCTTTTAAAATCGAGGAACGCGACATAACATTAAAATGGCGCGGCAGCCGCAATCAAAGAATTATAGATATAAAAAATGGGCTAGCCATAATAGACTAGCCTTTTTTATTTTGAAAGAAGAGTGAAAATCATATGCGAAAAGTTACTAGAGAAATGATAAAAGACTATGATTTAAAGAAAAAAGGTTATGATTTTATGGGTTATACCTTTGATACTATAAATGAATTAAGCTTTCATCATTTAATTGTACCTAAAAGAGAAAGTAGAAAAAAAGGCATTGGAGAAGGATATGTCAAATGGAATGGAGCTTTATTAAATCAAGATACTTCTCATCCATACTTACATACTATTGAAAGAATAGATAGAGAGCTTTTTTTGGAAATAACAAAAGAAATGATAGAAGAAAATCTAAAAGGAGAAATAAATATAGAAAATCTTAAACGAATAAGAGAAATGTTACTTTGGTTTGAAGCTCATTATGATGATATGTATACTTCTCATGGAATTAAGGTTATTAAACCTGAATATAAAGAGAAAAGATTGGTTTTAACTAATAAATAGAAAAGAGATGTCATAATGTATTCTTGGGAGATAAAAAAATTTTTAGAAGAACGTAATTATTATATAGGCGGAGATGATTTACTTAAAGTGATTTCTCCAATAGAAAACCCTCAATTAACTTTTATTAAATTCAATCCTTTTGACAATACTTATGAGATGACTGATAATGAAAATAATTATTTTCATTTTTCAGCTATGCCATATGAAGAAGCTAAATCTAAGAATTTAGTTAAAAAGAAAATATTGAAAAAATAAAAAAAATATAGTATAATATTTATATAATGAAGAAAATAGAAAGAAGGAATTGAAATTATGATAAGACCAATTTTTATTTATCCAAAAGATAAAGATATATTAACAAAACAGAGTTACGATGTAACTGAATTTAATGATGAAATTAAACAAACAATAGAAGATTTAATAGATACTGTTAAAGCTCATAATGGAGCAGGGATTTCCGCAATTCAAATAGGAAAACCTTACCGTATATGTGTAATTAACTGGGGTGGTATTCATGTCTTAGTGAATCCTGTTGTAACAAGAGTAAGAGGGGAACATACTATGCGTGAAGGATGCCTATCAGTTCCAGGTTTGTTTGTTGAAACTACTCGTTTTCAAAAAGTATGGATTAAAGCTTTGAATGAAAATGGAGAAGAAATAGAATATGCAGAAGGCGGAAATGGTAGCTATATAGCTCAACATGAGCTAGACCACTTTGAGGGAAAATGTAATTTATTTGATGCCTATGATGATATAGAAGCACAAGTCAAAACTCAAACGAATAGTGAGGTGACTGAATAGTGTTTTTTATAAAAAAATGGTTATTGAAAAAGAAAAAAAGAAAAGAATATCATAGATATATAGACAATCATAAAAAAAATATATTAAGAGCTTTTTATGAATTAATTCAATGCAAAGATTTACAATGGTTAATATTAGACCCTCAAATTTTAGAACCTTTATGGTATAGAGCTCTTGAGCATGATGATAGTAAATATAGTGAAGAAGAATTTGAATATTATAGACGTCATTATTATCCAATTAATGCTCAAGAATGGGATGAAAATGAACCAGATTTTAAAGCCGCCTGGGAGCATCATAAAAAAGTTAATGACCATCATTGGGAGCATAGACAGAATTGGAAAGATGAAGATTTTGATATAAATACAGAATTAGCTTGTTTAGAAAATATAATGGACTGGCTTGCTGTTGGATATAAATTTAAAGACCATCCTTATCAATATTATGAAGCTCATAAAGATTCAATTAAGCTTCCTAAAAAGCAAAAAGAATTTATAGAAAAAATTATATATGAAGGTATTGATAAAGAGTATATATTAAAAGAAAAAAAGAAAGGTTTAAGATAATGACAACTGGATTAACACCTCTTCAACTTTTCTTAATTGGCTTTATAACAAGTTTTTTAACTAGTCTAACTATGACTATAATAAGTCATAAATTGAAAAAGAAGGAGGCTAAAAAAAATGAAATTCTTTAACAAAAGTAAAAAAGAGAAAAAAACAGCTAATATTGAATTAGGTAATTTATATGATATAAATAAAGGACTTGTAGAAAAAGGAGTTCCTGAATTATCTAAAGAAGAAATGGATAATAAAAAAGATTTAATAGTTGATTTTGTTCGTCAAGGTGGTTCATACTTTATGTTACTATGTAATGAAAGAAAAGATTATACAGTATTTCATAGAAGAACTAATAATTCAAATGGAGAATACTTAGACTGCTGCGAAGGATACAATGGAGACTTTATTGAAAAAGTATTAATTGATGAGTGTTTACCTAATCGTGGTAAAACTAAATCAATTGAATTAACTGAAAACAAAGATGCTGTTGAAATATGGATTTCAATAGATGGAGAAAGCTATTGTTATTATTTCTTTCCATATGACACAGCTATTATAGAATGCTAGGAGGTATAAATATGCATACAGTTATTGCAAATTTAAAGAATTTTACTTTTAGTCACGATATTTTAGTTATTAATGAAGAAGGAGAAGTAGTAACAAAAATTTCATCTTCAATGAAAGACTTAGCTGAAAATGTTGTTGAAAAATGTAGTGCTTATAATGCCACAAAAGTAAAATTGTTAGGAAATAAAAAATATGCTACTAAATTAGAACAAGATATTAAACAACTTGGTTTAACTAAATATAAACTTAACTTTGATATAGAAATTATATAGGAGGAAGACTATGAAATATTTAATAGAAACAACAGAGAATTATAGAGTTGAAAGTGAAGCTGAAGCTAAAGAATTAATAGAACAAGCTAAACAAGGAAATAAATACTTATTAAAGAAATATAGTTCTCAATATAAAGAAAGAAAGCAAAAAGGAGAAGTAATTGATGCCTGGTATAAAGTTACTTTAGTAAAAGTGTTTAATGATGAAAAAGAACCTAATAGTCAAGTTGAAATAGTATATGATGAAGGGAGTGCATTTTAATGATGTTCGGATTTGATATACTTGGTAGATATGAAGATAAAATAATTAAGTATATAAAATTGAATGAGTATGCACAAGAGCCAACTAGAGGAAGCGCGGCAGCAGCCGGTTATGATTTATACGCTGCGACAGAAAATCCTATAGCGATTCCCGCGCATTCAACTGTAAAAATCGGAACTGGCTTAGCTTTTCAACTACCTGATAATACATTTGCAGCAATATTTGCTCGTTCAGGTTTAGCTACAAAACAAGGACTTAGACCAGCAAATTGTGTCGGAGTTTGCGATAGTGACTATCGTGGAGAATATATTGTTGCTTTACATAATGATACAGATGAAGAAAAATTCATTGAACCAAATGAAAGAATCGCACAAATGATATTACTACCTTATATACCAATGGTATTTAGAGAAGTCGAGTCTTTAGATGAAACTGAACGTGGTGAAGGCGGATTTGGTTCAACAGGAAAATAATATGAGATACATTATAATGGCAGCTGGAAAAGGAACTCGTTGGAATAATCATCTAGGAGTTCCTAAACATTTAGTTAAAATCAATGAAGAAACCTTATTAGGTAGAACGACTAGGTTATTAAAAGAAAATGGCATAAATGATTATGTTATTACAAGCGAAGATCCTCGTTATGCGCAGTATGGACCGATAGCCGCACAAACTAGTAATGATTGTGAAATAGATAGATTTGAAGAGTCTCTTGTACAGGATTCTGTGTGCTATTTATATGGAGATGTTTATTATACAGAAGAGGCTATTAAAACTATTGTAAATACAGACACTAAAGATATTCAATACTTTGGTAGTAAATATGAAATATTTGCAATAAAAATAAATCAATCTTTTATACAATCATTTTTTAATATAAAAAATATCATTAAACAAAAATATCTATCAGGAGAAATAAATCGTTGTATAGGATGGGAAACTTATCGTTATTTACATAATATTCCTTTTGATGAACATATCATTACAGACCATTATACTTATATATTAGATGGAACCGATGATATTGATTATCCTGACGATTATGAAAATTTTAAACAAAGAATGGAGGAAATGAACAATGACTAATGAATATGCTAATATATACTATTTTCATACTATAAGTCCTATTGGTGGCATTGAAACATTCTTTTATCAATTAGCAAAAAAATATAAGGATAAAGATTTAACAATAGTATATAGAATAGGAGACCCTTTTCAAGTAGAGAGATTACAAAAATATGTTAGATGTATTAAATATACAGGACAACAGTTTAAATGTAAAAGAGCCTTTTTTAATTTTAATACAGATATTATTGATAATGTAGACGCAGAAGAATATATTCTAGTAGTTCATGGTGATTATGAAACTATGATTAAACAAGGTCAATTATATGAAGCTCCTAATCATCCTAAAATTAATAGGTATGTAGCCTGTAGTGCTAGAGCTGCAAAAGGATTTACTGCAGTAACTGGTAAAAAATGTGAAGTCTGTTATAATCCATACGAGCCAGATCCTCAATGTAAAGTATTAAATCTTATTTCTGCAACTAGATTAACAAGAGAAAAAGGTAAAAATAGAATGATAAAACTTGCGGAAATGCTTGATAAAGCTGGGATTAAATATATATGGACTATATTTACAAATGACACTAATGCTATTGATAATCCTAATATCGTATATATGAAGCCTAGATTAGATGTTACAAATTTTGTAGCTAATGCAGATTATCTAGTTCAATTAAGTGATAATGAAGGATATTGTTATTCAGTAATTGAAGCCTTATCTATGGGAGTTCCTGTTATTACAACTCCTTGTCCAGTATTTGATGAATTAGGATTAAAAGATGGTGTAAATTGTTATCAAGTTCCTTTTGATATGGAAAACGTAGATGTTAATAAATTTGTAAATAAACCTCTTAAATTTACTTTTAAAGCTCCACAAGACTCTTGGGATAAATTATTAATAGATAGTAAATCAACTTGGTTTGAAGAAAGAGATACTAGATATTTAGTTGAAGCTTTAGATACCTATCAGGAAAAACACATCTCAGATGGAGAATTACATAAAATACCTGAAAAAGGATTTAGATGGTCAGTTAATACTGAACGTATGAAAGTTTTAACTGGACAAAATGAAAGGAAATTACAATTTGTAAAAGTAATAAAAAAGTATAATGTAAATGATAAAGACGCTCCTAATGAATAGGAGTTTTTTTATTTTGTTTTAAAAATTGCGTTCCTTAAAAATTTTTAGTATAATGTAAATAATAAAGGAGTTGACGAGAATGAGAATATTATCCTTAGACTTATCTACAAAAAGTTCTGGTTGGGCAGTCTTTGAAGATGGAGAATTAAAAGATTATGGATGCGTTACATCTGCTTCAACTGACTTAATAAAAAGAATACAAATAATGACTTCTGCTATACAAGAAGTTATGAATAAATATGACCAAATAGATAAAGTAATTGCGGAAGAGGTTAGACCTGAAGGCCGCGGCTATGGAGTAGGAAATTTACAAACTCATAGAGCATTAATGTGGCTTCAAGCTGGAATTGCTTTTATGATACATGATAATTTTAAAAAAGTTAAATTAGAATATATATATCCTAGTTCATGGAGAGCTAGTATTGGAATTAAAACAGGACGTGGAGTTAAAAGAACGACTTTAAAAGAAAAAGATATTGAATTTGTAAAAGACAAATGGGGATATGAAGTCAATGATGATGAAGCAGATGCTATATGTATAGGATATGCTATGTCTAATGAAATTGAAACAGAAATTAATTTTGAATAAAAATTTTTTATACCAATGAACCTTTTATCACAAAAAATAAATTTTTATATTTAAAGCTAAATTTTTAATATTTTAGCATAAAAAAAGAGACACTCATAAAGAGTGTCTTTTTTATTTTTCTATAATTTTGCATTACATTGTACTGCTGATATAGTCATAGTTCCTTCAATAGTTAAAGGTACAGACATTGATTTAATTAAGTGGTCTCCATGTATATCATTTTCAGTACTTGTAATTGTTATTCTTGTATTAGGTTCTAAGTGATAAATAGGTAAACAACTAATAGAAACTGAATTATTATATGAGGTATAATCGTATAAACATTCTTTAACTCTTTCAAAGCATCCATAGACATGAATACCAGTTCCTATTAATGCGAATATACCTGGATCAACTTGAATGTATTTTTGACTACGTTTTTCACATTCTTGTCTTTTCTCTTCTGTATCATCTTGACCAGATTCTATAATAATAAAATCTGGAACCTCAGGTTCAAATAGATAATTATAATCATCTTTATTTTCACTTAGTGTTCTTCTACCAATATTTTTTATACTTAATTTACCAATTGCCGCATCACTATCTATAAAATCTAACCAATAGTCTAAATCCCATGGATGTTCTAAAACTCCTTCATAAAAATCTCCTGTGTATATAGTATGTCCACTACTATCAGTATAACTATTAGCTGTAAGGTTATATAGTTTAGGCCATTCTGCTTTTAACTCAGCATAATAATAATTACTAGCGAGACCTAAAGCTTCTGCGGCAACCCCTTGAAGATATAACTCACTACGCCAATCAGTAGTTTGAACTTTTACCAAAGTATCCACGGACACTTTTATATATTCATTTTGTAAATATTTTAATTTAGCTAAATTTTCTTCATACTCAGCAGTTAATGCAGCAAGAGTATCTTCTAATTCTTGTAGTTGTTGTAAAAATCTTTCATACTCATCATTTAATAGATTCATTTTGGTATAATATTCCTCTAATTTAGCGTTAACTTCATTTATATATGTTTGAAATTCAGAAATTTTTTCTTGAGCAAAAGTAATAGAATCTTCAGTATCAACTATCTCTTGTTGAATAGTTTCTATTCTTTCTTCAATTATAACCATTTTGGCTTGAACTTCATTAGCTAAATTATACCAATAATCTGCTTCTTCAGGAGTCTCAGCTTGTATTGCTTTAGTTTGATATTCATCATATAAAATATCTAATTCTTGAAGTTGAGTTCGTAATCCTTCTATTACTGTATTATATTCTTCAATAGTAGTTTCATAACTAGTAATGGTATTTTTTAAACTATCAACATCTTGTGTATATGATTCTAACTCATCTAAATATGGCTTATATTCCATATCTAATTCAGTCATATCATTTTTTATTTCTTCAATTAATCCTTTTATTATTTTAATTCTTGATTGAAGTGCGGCAGCCGCTTCTTCATATTCAGCAGTTAATTCATCTATTTTATCTTGATATTCTTTATAATGGTCTGAATTTATATTAGGTAACCATCTATAAGTATCTTTCGTATCTAATGCTATATAAATATCATCTTCCGCAGGTTCAGCTGGAAAATCCTCAACTGTAGGATATTCATGAGTTTCTTTTCCAGATAAAGAAGTATATTCTTTATTTTCTGCATCCCATTTATATACTACTCCAGAGTTTTCATCCATATAAAACAAATCTACATTACCAACTTCAGGAAATCTAGATTTATCTTGAAATTTAATTGGCACTTTTGCTTTACGTAGCTTATCATCTGGGTCTATATAAAAATAAACATCATATATATTTCCAATTTTTGGTTTTTTATCAATAGCTAAGTGATATCTAATAGGTAAATCAATATCATTAGCTCCTTTTCTAGCTCCCCATATAACAAAATCATTTTTAATTCTAGTATATTGAGGAGTATTAGAGAATGAAGTCGCTAACTTATTATTAGTAAAATCGTAAACTGCTTTTCCTTTAGCTATATCTATTCTATAATCTTCATTTTTTAATTTATTTATTTCAACTGTTGCTTGTGTTGTATTTAAAAAATCTTTTATTTCTTGAAATCTAAAATTTCCATATACATCATAAAAGAATTCAAAATTTCCTAAGAAATTTTTTATTTTTTCTAAAACAGCTGTTACGATATTATCTCCTGGATTTGCAATTAATTCTTCAGGATAAATAAAATCTGTATATATAAAACCAATATCATCTCCATATTCAAAAGTCTGAATACCAGCTCCTGAGCCTTGAGATTTATCGGTTGTTAAAAAATAATTCCCTTGTTTATTAATTAAATATAAAGGGTCATTTCCTAACCATCTAATCCTTTGTTTTACTTTTTCATCTATATCTGCAATAAGTATCTTCCCTAATTGTTCTCCACCCCAATGATTAACAGCCTCTCTAATAATAGTTGCAATAGTAGGTTTTTCAGTAATCCAATTACCATCCGCATCTATTGTATCCCATCTGTCAAATTGAACTGTTGCGGGAATCACTCCCCCACATTCTCCATTAAGTAAGCACATCTTATCTTTTAGTTGCGCTGATAGAGTTGTTGGAGCTCCAATAGAAGAGTTTACAGTACACTGAGTAAAAACAAATAATCCTTGTGGAAACCAAATAATAGGATACTCAGTTTTAAATTTATTTGTTTTATTTTCAATACCAACTTCTAAAAATACTTTTTTATTTATCGAAATTAAATTTGCAGTATCACTTATTTGTCCATCTTCAACTTGTTTAACTGTCATAGATAAACTACAAGTTCTGCGGACTGCGGAGTCTCCGTTATAGGAGATAGATCCGCCAGTTGCAATACCTTGAATTTCTTGTAAAGGATTTTCATCCCAATCTAATAAAGTTAATTTAATATGATAGTTTTGTAAATGTTGTGTATCTATTTTAATTAAGAAATCTGCATCGTTTAAATAAGGATAAGTTTTTCTCCACATCTATTATTCCCCCTCTACAGTTTCTTGATTGTATATAGGTTCAGATATAATATCATAGTCTTCAGATATTGAATTCCATTGATATAAACTTTCTCCATCAGTAAATAATTCGTTTTGAGAACCAATAGCTGTACTAGGGTCAATGTTTCCATGCTCAGTATTCCAAGTTGGAACTGAAACTAATTTATAAACTCTTTTTTCTTCGTCCCAAATATAAATTTGAGTATCATAAATATAAACAATATGTTCCTTACCAATGACAGGGAACTCACTTGCATCATCAATAAATACAATCCTTCTAATAGGCATTAATGCACTACCATCAGATGTTGTTCCTATGACAGCAGAATTTCTAGTATAGATACCATAAGCATCATAATTGTCAACAGTGCATTCATCTATTTCATATGCAGTAGCTGTAAAACTCCATATTCTACGTCCTAGTTGTTGATTAGGTGTCAAATTAATATCCATAAGTCTGACTAAAATATTTCCTTCACTAGGGCTACGGAACAACTTAGCTCCATCCGCATATAAGAATTCTTCAACTTTTTCTCTAAAAAATCTTTCATATATGAAATCTTGATGCGCACTTATATTATTATTTTCATTATATTCTTCATAATAACCTTCAGTATCTCCATATAATTCTTCTTTTGTAGTAAATATTCCATCTTCATCCATTGCCGCAGCTATGATACCTGAAATTGGAAATGATGAATAATATACATCAGCATTTCTTCTAATATAAGGATATTTACTTCCTATTGTATCAGTTTTACTTTCACTTACTACTTTTTTGAATGATGAAACTTGCGGATTATATTTAATTTTTAATTGTCTATCTTCAGCAGTTAAAAACATATGGTCTAATAACAACATAACAGGTTCTCTAAAAGTAACCATTGGTGTACGGGCACCAGATTCATCAACACCTTGAACCCCATATTTATACCATATTCCTGATTCTATTGTATAGTCATACCAGATTAATTGAATATATGGAGCTGCATTATATGCTTGGACATGTAAGTCTTCCCATACTGTAAAGTTAGATTTACTATCAGTTCTTCTTAAAATTATTTGACCTGTAAAACTACCATAAGCACGAGATCTATCTAATTTAAGTGCAATACGACCATTTTCTTCATCTGCCCAGGCACGAACGACTGTCTTTAAATCTTTTGTTTCAGCTTGTAAAACATAAACATAAAATGTAACTGTCTCAGTATATAAATTTTGAGTTGTATAAGTAACTTTAAAATAATAAGTATTATCAACTTCAAATGAATAATTTAAAGGATAGTTTATTTCATTTACATTAGAAAAATTACTTGTATAAATTTCTCCACTATCTATTAATTTATTATCATCATTATCATATAATACAACATTATAACTTCTTAAAGTTTCAGTTTCATCTTCATTAGCAAATGTTAATTCACCTAACACTTGAACATTTGCTATTGTATTATAAATATCTGTAATAGAACCAGATTCGTAATCTTGTAAAGCTAACTTTGGTACCGAAATACCACGTACTAAACATACAGTAGACCACTCACTAAAATGCATTAAATTGTCAGCTAACCATTCATCAATAGGCTGGCTATCTTCTGTAATAGGAGGATCCTCTGCATCTAAATCAGTAAATCTAATTTGAACTTTATAATATTGGTCAATTATAAAATCTTCATTTACCATATCACTAGGCTTAATATCAATATAATATTTATCATCAGTAACTTTTGTCAAATCTGTTTTTAAATCAGTTATCATAACTTCGCTTGGATATTTATCTGGATTTAAAGCAGATTGATTTGTAGATTGATTTCTAACTGTGACTTGGCAATTTTTAATTTGTGATGTTGTATTAAATAATGATAAAGAAAAATAAACCCTACATATGTTTTTACGTTCTGAATCGCTATCTATTAAAAAAGCAGGCATAAACGTATCAACAATAGGAGGGTATATATTAGTTGTTACTGCCATTTATCATCTCTCCTTTTATCTCTGCGGGCGACCGCGTTTAGTTCTCCCATGAACCGGGTCCCGCGCTTTTATTTATCTTTTTTATGATTGTCATCAATTGCAGTATATATATGAGATGGAACTTCTACATCATGAGCTTTAGCCCATTTATTAAATTCACTAGTCATATACCAATCTCCATGTAGGTCTACAAAATAAGTTTCTGCTAATTTTAATATAGTATCTATATTTTCTGGTTGATGACTCATAATCATTAATAATTGTATTCTTAAAGTATCTTTTCTTGTCTCTGCTGTTGTTTCAATTAATTTATCAACACTTTTTATAAACATATTAATTCTTTCATCAGTGTCTTTTTTATATTCCATTTGTATTTCTTTTTGATTTTTCATAGCTTCAGTAAAATCTTTTCTTGCTTTTCCTTCATATCTTAATATTTCTTGATGAGTATATTCAGTTTGTTTATCTACATAAAAAGAAATAATTAATAAAACAATTCCTAGAGCAGCAAATAAACTATAAGTTAATTCTGGGGAAGTGTTAAAAACTTTTGTAATAAAAGTTGCTAATATACCAACAGCCGCAATGACGCCAGCAATTCTTCCCCAAATTTTAACTATATCACTCCAAACAGATGGGGTTTTATTTGCGTTATTATCCATATTTTCATACCTCCCATCTTTAAGAATTTATTTTTATTTCCTATCTTACTAAATAATATAAAAGTTTGGCTAGATAAATTATTTATATCAGACCAAATAAAAAGAAGATAGATAACAAAAGCTATCTATCTTGGTATCATTGAAAAATAATAGTATACTTTATCTTCTTTAGCATCTTCATCTTTAATAAAGTCTTTACTAAATTTAGCATAATATTCTACATTATCTTTAAATAAATCCTCATAATCATTATATGCAGAGTTCATTACAATCCAGAAATCCACTGGTCTAATATCTTCATATCCATATTGAGTTCGAACCCCCTCTGTTTCTTCAAGAGTCCACTTCATTCCATGAGGTTTCATTTGCTCTATTAAATGTCTTGCTTTTTCTTCATTTAAAACTCTACCTTCTGCTATTTCATATAATTTTATTTCTATATCATCAAGGTCTTTATCCATATGTTCTAATATTTCACAAATCCATTCAGAAAGTTCTTCTTTTTTATGGTCATTGTCAGAAGATATAATTTTTTGAATATATTTTTTAATCTCCATTTTTAATATTTTCCACCTTTCTTAATATTTCATTGAGTAGTCGATTTTGATAATCAAGCTTGCGCTCCATATCAATAGTAATTGCATCTAATTTTTGTGTTTGTTTTTCATTCTCTTCATAAGAATGTAAAGAGATATATGACAAAAGCACAGTTAATAAATCTAATGCATCTATATTTCTAGTTGTATTATCCATTAAATACTTTCAGGTGCGGCAATGGTTGCTCTAGGGCTCACACAACTAAGAACTACGAATTGTCCATCTGGATAATTAACATTCCCATTCCCATATATAATAGGATATCTTACTCTTGTATCTAATTGATTAGCATACATAGTATTTCCAGCCTTGCATAACACTGGAATATTTCCTATAGTAGTCTGGATAAATACTGGAAGATTCGCGGTTGCCGCAACATTATTACATATTACAAGTCCATAAGTTTCTGCATTTATAAGATTTTTAACTGTTCTATTAGGAATTAAAACAACTCCTGTATCAGTTGTTTCCACATTAGAACATAAAATAGTTTTACAATTCATATTCAATTCTCCTTTCCTAAAAATAAAAAAGGGGACGTAGCTTTCGCATTCGTCCCAAACTCAACTTGCAAAAGCAAGGAAATTACAAAGTTAATTATTAATATAAAGAATTACATCCGCATCCAGTATAGCAAGGTGGATTTAATACATATCTACCTTGAGAATTTAATATACTATCTGTTGAATTTTGAATTGCGGCAGTAATTGTAGCTGTTTGATTAGCATTTGATAAGGCATCTCTTGTAGTTTGTAATTTATCACTTAATTCTCTAATATAGTTGTCTTGAATCATTTGTCTAGTTGCGTTATTTTCTTGAACTACTAAATTTCCAATTGCGGCAATACTATTGCTCATTTGTTGAGACATATCTTTCATGCTTACTAAATTATTATAAGCAGAAGTTAATACTGTGTCAGTAATTCCACATTGTCCTTGAGCTAAACCTCTAATAGCTCCATCTTGACTTTGGAAGTATAAAGAATTTTGTAAATCACTTTGTCCTAAAGCAGTAGCTCCTTGACTTCCCCAGAAACCACCATTTCCACCAAATAATAAGATGAAAATAATAATTAATGAGAAAATACCCATAGAACCACCAAATAGTCCATCGCCATTATTTCTAGTTAATGCTAATACATCAGCTGCTGACATTCCTGTAGTTTCTCCCATTTTTCTTTTCCCCTTTCCTTAAAAATAAAATAATATATATAATAAAAAATTAGTATAAACTAACTTTTATTACCATTGATTAAACTAAACATTTGCGCTAATTGTTCCTTTGAAATCCCGCGTTCATTACACATCTTTGCGATAGCTGCAGCCTTCTCTTCATCAGGCTTACTATTTATTTGATTAAAAAGTTGTAACTGTTGCGGATTTAGTAGACTTACTAACGCTTGTTGTGGTTGGTTTGACATCATTACTTGTGACATCAGATTTTGTAGATTGAACATTTATCTTTCCCTCCAATTCTTTTAATTTGTTCTCAAGTTCTTCAATTTTTAAATCTTTCTCGTCCTTTGGAATTATAATATCGTAAGATTTACTAATACTTCCATCTATTTCCTTAATAGATATCTTAGCTTTAGGTTCATCAATAAATAAAGTTCTTTTAGTAACTATAATATTACTAATATCTTCATTTTGATTAACAAATTTAACTTCAGTATCTGAGGAATTAGACGTATTAATAATATTTTGAACTGGAGTTTGTTGATTCATCATACCTTGACTATATTGTGCTATCATGTTTTCAATATTATCCTTTTGTCGATATAATTGATTTATCATATTATTATAGTTATATGGCATAAATCTCCCTCTCCTTTCTATTTAACAACGAAAAAAAGCCACGTAATAGGAAATAAATTATCCTACTACGTGGCTATATATAACATTGTTAATTTTATATACTCATAGTATCTTTTTCAATCCATTTCCCTTTAATTATAATTTATAAAAAAGAAGATATAAAATATCTTTCCTTTTCATGTATATATAAAACTATGCTTAAATAAATTATCAAGTTTGTCCCAAATTTTGTAAAAAATTTTTTAATCAGTAATTTTTTTTGTATATTCTACTGTTAAGACAATATCTGATACACCGAAATTATTTGTTTTGTAAAATATAAAATCTACATCTGAATTTGTTACATTCAATCTATAGCTAGCACTACTATTATATTGTGGTTGTGAATAATTTATTGGGTATCTTTGACCAGTTGTAACAAAATATGAATGTGTTTCGTCAACTGTTATGTATGAAATATTGCTTAGATTAAGATGTTTTGTCCAATTATAATCTGTTATCTTAATGTTTACATTAAAAAATTCAAATGTTTTTCTATAAATAGGTTTTCCGTTTGTCCATACTTTATTGGTCTTTGTTTCAGTTGTAGAATATATATCTTTATAGGCTGTATCGCCTAAGGTCATATTAGTTCCACTAATAATTAAATCTTTATTAATTTGCATAAATTCGCCTTAATAGACTTACTTCCACGAAATGTTTTAGGCGGTTCTTCGCCATATATAAGCAGTGTAATAAGGTTGTAGATTGTTATGTGGTTGATTTCCACCTGTTTTTTGTATTTTACTTGTGTCTGAAAAATCTCCTGTTACAGTAGCTGCATAACTCAAACCATTAAAAGGGTCACTATTTCCGTAGGCAAGTCTAAAGGTATGTGAATGTGAAGGCATTTCATCAATTATTAGTTTATGCGTCTTTTCACCACCAGTTTTACTAACAGTTCCAAAGTCAGTATCATTTTCATCTACACCTACGATACATCTACCTTTGATACGTTCCCACGTGCCACCAAATAGGACAGCAGGTGAGACAGTTGAGATAGTCATATAAATTGACCCAATAGGGTAAACTAAGTCTACGTTTATTTGCATAATTATTCGACAATTTAATATCTAAGTAATCTTATGCTATTCTTTTCCAAACATAAACCCCATAATAGTAAGGGTAGTATGCTTGTCCACCACCAGTATTGTCTGTTCCCATTCCAACAGCCCCTGCAGAACTATTACAAGCAACACCATAAAAACCTCCAGATGAAGCACCACAGTTTCTCATACTTGAAATATAATGATTATGACTTGGTATACTAGATACTGGAATTTTATGTTGGGCAGATGTCCCTCCTAATATACCTGGACTACTACTTACTATCTTTAAATATGCATCATCAACAATCTGAGTCCATTTACCACCAAAACTAACTTCAGGTGATATAGTACTTGTTGTTATATATAATGCACCAATAGGGTAAATAAAATCTAAATTTATTTTCATATTGTTTGTTAAGTTATTGTCTTATTTTGTCTAGTTTATTTTATAACCAACTACTTTTATAATAGAAACATTATTTCCATCTCCATATAAAACTCCATTAGGAGAAACACGAGTTTCACATTGTCTACCTGAAATAGTTTTTATAGTGTTTCCACTTATTAACATAACTTTTCCCTGTATCCAAAATCCATTGTCATAATTAGAAGGAATTAATATTACTATCGAAACTGATTTTCCATTTGGATTTTCTACTTTTACGCTACTATAATAATTTTGATTTTGTCTATAAAAAATTTCAATATAATTATAATTAGCGCTATCATCATTAAGAGTTACATTTCCAGTTGTGTTTCCATTAAATAAAACAGTTCCTTTTAAGCCAATAATATTATTATTTATTTGTTTAAAGTTATCTTCAAAAGATAAATTATTATAAACAATTAAATCACTATTAATTTTCATAAACTAGACCTCCTTTCTCATAAGAGATTGGAGCGGAAGACAATAGACTTAAGCCATTGCCTCCCTTCTGATTGAAAGTTGACCAACTAAAGTTAAACTTGTAGTTGACCTCCTTCCATAAAGTGTGTGTGTGTGTGTGTTATTAAACATTGTTGACCATTTGCTTAATAAACTATTCACTAGGATAGTGAAAGATTTTAAATACCTTCCACCATCCTTTCTGTTATATTTACAAGAGAAGTTAGAATATGATTTATTACTAAACCATAATTCCTCCTTCCTTGTGTTTTGGCGCGTAAGCGCCATTGATTGATTGATTGATTGATTGATTGATTGATTGATTGATTGATTGATTGATGTTACCATAATCTCTCTAAAATCTCCTTTCTCTCTATATAATAAATGCGGCGGGAGCCGGTGTAGGATTACCTACCCTAGCTCATCCCCAGTAAAGACCGACGGCCGCATTATTCAGCTGTAAATAAATAACTTTCAATCCAGTTATCATAAACTTGACAGAAGAATTTATTACCGCTAGCATCACTTGTAAATGTTAAACCAAACATAGTGTTTAAATCACTTGCACTAACACCGCTTGATTGATAAACAACTACTCCTTCAGATTCTGGATCTGTACATCCATAAGGTAAATACCATACTGATAAATAATAAGTATTTTCTCCTGTTCTATCTAAGTTTATCATTCTGTTTGCAGTTCTAATGTCATTTGGAATTAAATCAAATAAATACATTCTAACTTTATTTTCATTATATCCAGCAACATTTACATTATTTAAAACTTCCCAATTACTTACTTGAGTATCCCAAACACTTGCACTTGAAACTGCTCTTACACATTTCCATAATTTTAAATCATGGATAACATAGTCTCCAACTGCATAAGTTTGTTCATCACTATGAGTGTCTACATCAATACCTAAAATTCTTCTTAAAGCATTGTCTAGGGCTAGCGTAGCTCTTACTGATGGATACATATTATTACCATAGTTTACACTATTGTCATCTCTATCAATTTCAGTAACCTTATTATCTATAACCTCACAAGAGAATCTTAATTTGTCTTTTAAGTTATCTTGATAGAAAATTGTTGCAGTTAACTCTAAGTCACTATTTAAAAACTCTTCTGTACCATAGTTAGATACTTGATAAGCATTTGACATTTCAGTTAAATCATATGTAATAGTATCAATACCATAATAAATCCAATTTGAATCATATAGGTAAGGAACATTTAAAGCTTGAACTTCTGCTAAGTTAGCAGCACTATATTCAATTCTAGTTGTTCTTTTATACCATTTACCATTTTCTAAGTCAATTTCATCATAATATTTAACTCCATTATCCACATTAGCAAGACCGTAAGTACTAATTATATTACCATTTTTATCTGTATATGGAATTGTTAATGCGTAATCAAAGTAGCTTTCATATACATCATCATTAACTGCTTCCCAAGTTAAATGGCAACATAAGTTTTCGATATCACTAGTAGCAACTACCATATAACCATCATTTTCTGCAACATAGTGTTTTTTATGAGTATCATTAATTAAAGTATCAGCCCATTCAGATGAAGATACAGTATTTAATAAAGTAACTGATGATGAAGTAGTAGGAGCATCTTCACTATATCCAACCCTTCCTACTGATGAAGCTGTTTTATTATAAATAGTATAAACTTCTCCACCTAATACTTTAAAGTATATTACATAGAATCCAGTTCCTGGTGTAATAGCACCATTTGAATCAATAGTATATCCAGTTAAAATTTGATCTCCATCTATATCAAATTGATTCATACCAACTGAGAATAATGCAGATGGGTTAGATACTACAATGGCACCAACTTGTTCAGCTATATATACTACTTGGATATCATCATCAATAGCTGGAGTTCCTGTTGTTATTGCGATACCATAATCAGCTAAAGTAATTTCTTCATTACTTAATTGCCATTGATTAGCAGAATAACTAATTGCAATAGTATCTCCAATTGATTCAGAACCTGTTGTAGTAATACCATAAGAACTAATTGAAATAAAATTATTATTTATTTTCCAAGCATTATTGTTATAATAAATAACGATACTTGTTCCATTTACTTCAGTTCCTTTAGTTGTAATACCATATTGACTCATAGTTACATTTGAACCATTTAATTGCCAGTTACTTCCATTATATGTAAATATATATGAATTAGGTTCTTCATCTACTTTACTAATAAATGTAGTTTCATTAAAAGATTGAATAACATTTGATGTGTCTTCTCTACTAATATTAGCAGCATAAGTAAATGTATAAGTTCCTGTTGTTTTATTTACATAATTAGCAAAAGTTGTTTTATTCAATGAATAAACTAATGCTGAATCATAGCTAATAACTGGAGTATAAATAAAATCATATGTTCCAGATGTAGAAATTTGATTTTTAAAAGTGCTAGCATTAACAGTAACTGCTGTAACACCAGTAGTTCTTAAGTTATAAGTTAATTTTTCTTGAATAGTAGATGATGAAGTCGCACCAATGATATTTCTTAAGTTTGCATATCCATCTGAGATATCTAATTCTCCTCCAGAAGTACGATATTGCCAAGTGTCATTATCAGTAATACCTTCAGAAGAACTTAAGTTATCAGCTAATCCAACTGTAACTCCAGGATAGTTTCCATCTGGGTCAATAGCAGGATATACTTGTTGCTCATGTTCAGCATCTCTATAGAATTTAATTTCTGCCATATTACTTTTTTATCTCCTCTCTTAAATTTATGAAATAGAATAGAACAAATTAGTAGTAATTTGGTCTTCATCTATAAAACCTTTTCCTTTTTGTGCGGCAGCCGCCTTTTTATAGGTAATTCCAGATTTATAGAATCCAACATCTCCGCTATGTTCTACTCCTGTTAAATAATATTCTGTTCCATCAACCGCATCTGAAACAGTTGTAGATGTAGCAATAAAATCTTCAAACATACTATCAATAGTAGTTTTATTATAAAATACTGTTAAATCATCTCCAAGTTTTTCAAATCTTTCTTGCGCAGGAACATAAAAATATTCATCATATTGTTTTACTGCACTTGGATTTGCGGTAGGGATAACATAAAATGCGTCATTTTGAATATCTTCAGTTGGTAAAGTATTTCGAATAATAAATTTAACTGAACCAGCTATACCTTGAGGCCCTCTGATATTAACAGTTTCGACTTCAGGTAGTCCTTCCTTGCTAGGAGTCCAAGATAAATCTCCAGTCGCACTTACACTAGGAGTATACCATCCGCCATCTTCAGAAAAGTAAGAAATACTATAACTAACTAAGGTGCTATCATCATTATATTTATAAGTAGTTTTAATCCATAAAAATTGTCCTTGTTCAGGAGCTATAAATTCATCAGACCATTCTCCGATAGGAATAGTTTCACTACTATTACTTGCTTGGTATTGAAATGATGTTGAAACAACACCTCTACCATCTTCACCTCTTGCGTATACATCTACATCTATAACGTTTGAAGCTAAGGTAGTTCCCATCACTGTACTCATAATTAATTATTTCCTCCTTCCTGAGCCTCAGGCCAAAGAGTAAATAGTTTAGGTCCGTCTTTATCATATCCTACTAGAGTAGTATCTCCATTAAGTTCGATTTCGTACCAATAAACTCTAGACTCTTTTTTAAGGCTATCTCCTAATCTTGTTTCTTCAGAAGTAAGATTTATTTTTACTTCCACTGTGTTTTCTTCTATATCAACTCTCTTTGAAAATAATACGTCTGTATAATCTCCATTTGAGCATATATAAAATTTTAAATAATCTCCAGTCTTAAAATAATCTGAATTATTAGCAACAATAATTGAGATTGCATCTCCACGGTTACAGTAAATATTTTTATCTTCTATTTTAAACATACTCTATTTACCTCCTATCCTATTGAATAATACAATCCTAAAGTTACCTCTCTGTCATCTACAGTTAATCTTCCACCTTCTGATGATACTGAAGTCTCATATTTAACACCTTTAAATGTATTAGATAATCTAGTATTATACATTTGAGAAGCACTTGATGCGGCAGTATCTGTTACACCTGTTAAATAATAAGTTTGATTTGCAGTTGCTAATTGAGTAGCAACGTTTCCTGGTTGAGGTGCATATAAATCAGTAGTTGCACTACCTACTTGAATACTACCAACCTTAGCTCCAGAAGTTAATGTTTGAGTAACAACAATATCACTATCAGTTAATTTACTATCTAAAGCAGATTTAATTACTTTATTTTGAACTGGATTTGTACTTGAGCTTGATAAAGAACTATCTATAACAGTCTTATTAGCTCCAGTATCAATTCCGTCTAATTTAGTCTTATCTGATGTAGACATTAAACCATGAACACTTGTTGTAGCATCATTATAAGTTGTGTCTGAACCAGGTATTCCTAAATTAGTAATGTCACTTTTTTCAACAGCGGCTGCGGCAGTGACATGTCCTTCGCTATTTGTAGTGATTTTATATAGTCCACTTGAGAAAGCAGAACCTTTATTAGTTACAGCATGTTTATATGCAGCAGCTCCATAATCTCCTCTATATGCAGTACTACTTGTACTACCTAGAGTTAAATTACTTGTACCTGCACCAATATTCGTTCTTGCATTTGATTTTTCAGTATCTGTTAAACCTTGACTAGCAACAGTACTAACAGCCTTAAAGTTTCCTACATTTCCTAAACCAACATCTGATTTAGTTACATTATGAGGATTTCCGCTTGTAACTAAACTATGTTCATAAGCAGCTTTTCCTCTATCACCACGATACGCTGTAGAGCTTGTCTCTCCCAATGCTAGACTTGCACTTATTTCTACATAAGCACTTCCGCTCCATCTATAAGTTAAATTCGTATCAAGAGCAATGTAAATTTTTCCAGTCTCACCTGTAACAGGAAAACCAGCTTTATTCGTATATTCTAAAACATCATCTACATAGCTAGGTAATTGTTCAGCAGGAACTTTACCATTGCTATCTAGCTCAGCTAGACCACTTGACGCACCTTTTAAAGATGTGTCAAGTTTATTAGCTAATGCAGAATATATTGCTTTTGATTGTACTGGATTTGTACTACTAGAAGAAATTGATGTATCTACTAAAACTCTAGTAGCTTGTTCAGCAATTCCATCTAATTTACTTTTATCAGTCGAACTCATTAATCCAGCAGCGTCAGTTGTAGCAACTGGTAGGGTAATACTTCCATTTCCGCCATTCTTAGTGATTTGGATAGTTTGCCCATCAAGAGATAAGCCATAAGTAAAATCTACGCCATCAATTTGAACTCTTGTTGTTCCATTATCTAAATACAACTTGTGAGTATCAGTAGTAAATACTAATCTACCATCTTTTTTAGTAAGACTATCTAATTGACTAGCAGTAACTCTATAAAATTGTACTTGTGCCATATTCTCTATCCTCCTTTATATTCTACTATAAATTTTAGAATTATTCCATTGTTTGCCAAGTTAATAATCCGTCTGCGTATGATTTAGCGGCAGCTTCTGCATCTGAAGCAGCTCCAGCGGCATCATAATTACTTGCTAATCCATCTGCGTATGATTTAGCATTAGTTTCAGCAGCACTTGCACTTCCAGCAACATCATAAGCAGTACTTGCAGTATAAGCAGCGCTTCCTAATCCATGAACACTAACGTCTGCACCATCAACAGAGATTGTTCCGTTTGTAGAACCTTCAACTACGCTTTGTACTGCACTATCAGCTAAAGCACCTTGAGCAGCTGTTGCATAGTTTCCAGCTAAACTATCAGCATATTTTTTAACTCCATAAATTGTATTATCACTTGCAGTATCTTCATTAGAACCGATAACTTCTGATTTAGCAGTTGCGGCAGCACCTGATGCATCGAATGCACTTGTATTAGCATAAGCAGCTGAACCTAAACCATGTACGCTTACTTCATCTCCGTCTACGCTAATAGTACCATTAGTAGCTCCTTCTGAAACAGATTGAACTGCAGTATCAGCTTTTCCTAATGAAGTAACGATTGAGTCAGCTAATTTGTCAGTAGTAACTGCATCATCAGCTAATTCAGTAGTACCAATAGAACCAGCTACGATAGTAGCACTAATTTCATTAGTATTACTAATTGCTAATTGAACTTGTGCAGCGCTTTGTGCAGCTGTATAAGCATCTACTAAGTCAGCAACATTAATATAAATTGGATTTGCTTGATTAGCAATTGTTAATTCAATATAAGTCCCAGCAGGTTGTCCTTGAGGATCTACTACAACTTGACCACTAGTAACTACTAAATCTTTAGGAATATTAATAGTTCCAATTGTACTTCCATTTTGAGTTAATGTATAAGCTTTTAAGTATCCTTCTGGAGTTGATTCTGTAACTGTTACAGTATAATCAGTAGCAGCTGGTACACTAACATATAAACCTTCTTCTCCACTTACATCACTTAATTGTAGATTATTTCCAGCTTTTCTAGAAATTTTAACTGCGATTTCATTATCATTTGTGATAGCAATAGAGTTATCTTTTGCTTCAACTTCAGTTAAGTAATTAGATAAATCTTGGTCAGATAATTCGATTTCACCTAAATAAAATTTATTTTCATCTGTTACATAATAAAAGTTATCAGCATTTTTTGTAGCTGCAGCATATTGTGCGGCAGTACATTTAATAAATTGAATCATTTTCTTTCCTCC